CTCCTATCTAGAAAGATCCAAGTTGTATCTTTCATTCACCAAATCAACAACCGTTCTTCCTAACTGTCGACCATCAAGTTCAAGCACGACCGTAGTGCCGCCGCCACCAGCTGCAGCACCGCCTGCGCCTGCACCACCCTGTGCTTGTAATATCTTAACCAAATTATCAACAGCAGAACCAACGTTTAATAAGGAGAGGAAACCAACCTTTACTTCAGCCACTTGCTGAACCACTTCTGTTAATTCTTTGGTGCTCTGTACAGCGGCAGGGGATACTTCTGTTGAAAGCTTGACCATCTTCCCTAGCACCGTTGATAATACTATACTCTTTATTATGGGTACCTCATTAATAGCATCGGCCATATTTTCTATTCCACTAGCCATGGCATTAAGAGATACTTCCACTGCGCCCATATCTTTAAGGGTGCTAATCCTATCTATCAAGGTGTTGAAAGTTCCTAGAGTCTCTCCCGAGAACGTTCTCATAGCCAAACTTATAGTTGTTAGGCCGGAAGCTATAGCTATCAATCCTAAAGTAGTGAAAGGTATTGCAAATACAAGACCCATGGTCAAAAAGGCCATGGATAGTGCAACTAATCCCGCTGCAAGGGTGAATAATATAGACGGATCCATATCTTTAAGTTGTGAAAACATGAAACCTAACCCAGTGGCAGCCATCATAACACCCGCACCCATCATTGCAGCACCAGCACCTATCATAACGACAGTAACACCCAAAACAAGCAAGCCGGCAGAGACAGCATTGGCAGCCGCACCAAGAGCGAGAACCCCAGCAGCCAGAATAAAAATACCAATATAAAGAGGGGGCGAATGCATTGGAGCTAATATTGCCGCGCCCAACAGCATCGCCATCGACACGATTATCCCGATTCTTTTGCCTGTAGCCATCGATGTTATGTTAAGAACAGCGAAAGCCGCAGCAAGAGTAAGAACTGCAGCAGTCACAGGCCCTAACCTACGAAGGAACTGGAAAGCAAGAAACATTGCACCAGCAACTAGAACTACCTTACCCATACTCCTCAAAAGAGCATTGTTAGCGATAGCGAGAACTCTTGTTGCGACGGCTCCCCTACTTTTAGCGAATGAATTAAGCATAGATATTTGGGTATCCAGTTCAGTAGCTGCTGTATTTTTGGCAAAAGTTGCTGCCAAAAAGAGATTTCCCGTACCTTGGAGACCTATAAAAAACAATTGCATTCTCTTAAGAGCAATATTCGCCTTTGTTATTAAGTTTAAAGCATAATACGCCCCAATAAGTCCAAAAATTACAGGGACGAAAGCCCCACCGGTAAAATTCTGAATCATTAAGATAACATCAAAGAATGCATGCATGATATCAAGAATCGGCCTAACAGCAATAGCCATAGATTCAATAACGGAATTAAACTTATCCATGGCTGATGTTGCTTGCTTCGCTCTCTCCTCCATTTCTGCCTGTGACAACGCACTTTGTTGTGCGGCTTGCTGTTGTGTATCATAAGCAGATAAACTCTGGCCTAAAATTTCATTTGCCGTAGCCATATCTGTAATACCTACGGCATTTGCCAATGCCTGTTTCTCAAACCTTCCCATTGATTCAAAACTTCTACCAGAAAGCTCAATAGACTGGATCATCATCCGGATTCTTTCGTCTTCTGATGCATTTAAAAGGTCGACTGAATTTAACAGATCTCCACCCAATATAGCGTTCACTCGTCCAGCCACCTCTGCAGTGCCTTCAAAGGTGTTCATGGCTTGGCCGAAAACACCAAGCAATTCCGATACTTCCGCACCGGTTGCTTTTGCAGCTGCAGCAAGGCCCTTCATAACCTGAATAGATGCATCGCCATGAGCGGCTATCACCGGTGCAGCCGATGCAAAACCCTCCATCATCTCTTGTGGGGCCATGCCTATTTCTAAAGCAGCTGCAGCCAACTCTCTTTGGGCCGCCATTGCCTGATCAGCATTCATGCGTAAGCCGGCAGTTGCGAAGTTCATAAACTCAGCAGTGGCGGCCGAAGAAACGCCCATATTTTCCATAGTTGCTGTAAAAGCAACCAATTCTGTCTGTGTATCTTGACTTAGATCCGAAAAGCGGCGCATCTCGTTAAACAAGACAGTAGTTGCTTGTGACACTTGTTGTAAGGACGCACCCATGGCCGCTGCATCAACGCGGGCCTCCATCATAACATCATCAAACTCAGCACCACCTCCGGTAGCCCTTCTGAAAGATGAAAAGGCGCTATCAGCCTGTAATACCATTGCTTTGGTGGATTCTGCAACTTTTTCCAATGCGCCGGCAAACAAGTTCGCTGGAGAAAGTTGCAGTGCAACCTGTTTACCCATTATGTTGAATGCGTTTGTTAATCCGCCGGCTTTTTCAACAGATTTTGTTAATGCACCAAGCATCGTTTTTTCAAACGATGATGCAAGGCCAGTAAATCTAGTAAGACTGCCTGCAGTGGCATCCGAAAGCTCTTCTTCAGCTTCCGCTCTTTGTTCAGCGAGACCTAGGGCTTTTGCTTGCTCTTCTTGTTGCTTTCGTGTTAAATCAACAAGATTTTGAGCGGCGGCCAACTGTTCATCAGTGACGTCTTTTGTTTCTTTTAGTTTTTCTAAATTTCTTTCAGCGGCTGCAGCCTGGCTTTCAGCTACTTCATAGCGATCTCTTTCAATGGCTAATTTTTCTTGCTCTTGTGTTAATAAGTCTTTGCCGGCAGAAATTTGTTTTAGACGAAGTTCGTTTAAAAGTTCTGCTTCTACTACGGTCCTTTTCTGTTCGTTATTAAAATCCCGATATGCAGCGAGTTGTTCATTGAGCCGATCCAATGCAGACTTTGACAAACGGTCAAGGGTCTTTGCAAGTTTTTCCGCTTCTTCATCAGCCTTTAAGCCCCTTTCTTTTGCGGCTGCTTTTCTTTCTTCATCCTCGTGCCCTGCGCTCGCAAGCGCAGGTATGCCTAGGAGAGTGGCAAATATTAATAATGTAAGAGTAACTGTTAACACTCTCTACTCCTTACTTAAACGGCCACTTAATTCCCGTTTGTCTTTCAAAATCAGAAGTAGCTCTATTTAGATTTGCTCTTGATTTATATGTTCTAGGGTTGTCTAATCCATATCTTTTAAGCGTTGAAATGTATTTTTTTTCTCCACCCAAGGCATTAACAAAAGCCCTGACATCAGTGCTGGAGCCCCTGACTTGCAAAGGAATCGAAACATTACCAAATATGGCTTTAAGAATTCCTTTAATGTTTTCTCCAAACATTCTCAACCAACTTTCATCAAGCTCATCTTTTTGTGTTAAATCAACAACAATTGGTGCGATCTTATCTTCTTTTATTGTGTCTATCACGGCACACTACCCCCTTGAAATAGTTCCTCTCTCTAATTAGTCTTATTAAATAAAAAAAGGGCTGAGATACCTCCCAACCCTTTTAAAACCCTACCTTGAGCTTTGTTTAGCTTTGTCGTATTGTTTTTTTTCTTCTTCGAATTGTTTAACTAGGCGGTCAACAAACCATTTTCTTAAACCGACTGGCAGACTGTATGCCTCTGTAAAACTCCAACCGCCATGATATTTTAAAAAGAAAAATTGTTCATAAACACTTTCCATATATTCACTGCTTAGGCCAAAAAAAGTCCGCACTAAGCGGAACCTCCATTTCTGCGTCGTAGTCACAGTTGTTGCAGATGAAATTCTGTGTCATATCAATATTTGGAACAAGCTTCTCATATGTGGTTCTCAAAAAACGAGAATCACTTGCCGGCATCCCTTCAATAAAGGATGTAATCGACTGCGGGTCGCTGTATTCGTTAACTGAAACAATAAATAATCTAAGTTGATCAGTTAAAGTAGAATCTGGTAAATTGTGTTTTCTTTTCATGTTCATTGCATCTGCAAGAAATCTTTCATCTTGCCCATTAAGCAATCGAACCTCTACATCTACCTTCGTTTTGGGAAGATGAATAATAAAGTTATTTCCTTTCTCTTCAACTCCCTCCGTAAGCTGTCCTTGTCGAGCCTCTAACCCTTCCAAGTCAAAAGAATGTTGTGTATTAGCACCACAACTCGGACAAGATACATTTGTTTGATAATCTGCTCCATAAGCAAATATCCTTGTAGCAATTAAAATTGCGTTTTTATCCCCAACAAGCAAAGAATCGACGTTGATTTTTTGATCAACAATCACACTTTGCAGAACTCGATTAATTGCTAATCCCTTCTTTAACAAACTCTTGGAAGTTAAGAGATCTTCTTCCTTTGCAGTCATGTGTTTGACTTCTATCACTTCCTCATTATATAGAGGATGTCCTTCTGGATAATATTTTCCTCTTGAGGGAAGCTCGACAAACTCAGTTGGGACGACAAATGAAAAAGTAGAAGGGGGTGGCCCTTGTTCTTGG